TGATTTTCAAAGTGTTGCAGGTGCTATTACAGACCAGTATTGGCGATTAAACTACACAATATCTGGAACTAATCCAAGTTTTTCAATTCACGCAACAATCGGCATAGAATAACACACACAACTTAACTTCTTTTCTTAACTATAAAATTAAGTCTGAAAGGAGTTTACATTGGCAAAATTTGTTTTAACAGACGCTAGTGTAACCTTAAACAGCGTTGATCTAAGCGACCACGTTGCAAGTGTTACATTAGATATTACAGCAGACGAAATCGTTACAACAGCTATGGGTGAAACATTTCAATCCAGAACTGGTGGACTAAAGGACGGTACGTTGTCCATAGAGTTCCAGCAAGATTTCGCTAGTAGTGAAGTGGACGCAACATTATTTCCTTTGTTAGGTACTACAACAGCATTTGTTGTAAAACCAACAAGTGGATCAGTTAGTGCAACAAACCCAAGCTATTCTGGAAGTGTGCTTGTAAATCAACACATACCAGTAGCTAATGCAGTTGGTGAACTTGCAACTATGTCCGTTTCGTTTCCTACTTCTGGAACAATTACTAGGGCTACTTCGTAATGGGTAATATGGTCGTCATAATGGCAGACGGCACGAAGTACGAAGTAAAAATCAAACCAGCAGATATTGTTAAATTTGAACGCAAGTTTGATGTACCAGTTTCTAAATTACAAGAAGAACAACGATATGAGTGGTTGTTGTATTTGGCGTGGCTTGGTGCAAAAAGAAATGGCGTTACAGATGATTACGATACTTGGATTGGTTTGGTTGAAGAACTAGACGTTACTGGATCAAGTGATAATTTAAAAGCGTAAACGGATTTATAGATTTAATTGCTGGTATAGCAATAGAAACAGGAATAAGTCCACGTGAAATTGAACAGCTTGATATGGAAATGTTTTACGCATTAGTAAGAGTTATAAACAAGAAATACGATAATTGATATGGCAAAGACATTTAAAATAAAAGATTTTGCAGTTGATAATAGTGAAATAAAAGAAATAGTTAAAGAGCTTAAAAAATACGCTAGTAAAGACGTTGTAAAAGCTGTTAGTAAATTTCACAGAGAATTAGCAAAAGAACAATTAGTAGATGTTAGGACACTTGCTAGAAAACAACCTGTACCAAAAGCTAGACAATCTGCTATGGGTTTTACTGCTAGTGGCACAAGAACAGAAGCAAAAATAAATGTTAAAACTTCAAGTCGTAATCCAATGGCATTAACTCTTGAACGTGGTCGTAAATATCAGTATGTGCCAACAAGAAGTGGTGGAATAAGGGCTATTACAGGTGCAGAAGTAGGAAATTTACCTAATTCAAGACCGGGTGCAAAGTTTCCATATAGAAACTGGTTTGGCAATCAATACACAAGTGGTAATAGTTCATTTTTTAAATTTGGCAAAGGATCGTATGTTGTTGGTAAAGTATTGTTAAGAAATCGTGATGACATATTAGAAAATTATAGTGATAAGTTATTTGACGCATTAGTAAAGGCAACTAAATAATGGCACCTGAAAAAAAATTATCCATATCAATACTTGGTAAAGTTGATAATTTAGTTAAAGAATTAACAAGAGGACAAAAGGCATTACAGGGTTTAGGCAAAGTTGCTTCTGGAATAGGTAAAGCAGCAGCAGTTGGTATAGGTGCTATTGGTGTAGCAGCAGGAACAGTTGGTAAAGAATTAGTAGATTTAGCTTCAGACGCAGGTGAAGCACGTTCTGCATTTGAAACAACATTTGGGGACGCACTTCCACAAGTATCTGGTTTCGTAGAAGAATTTGCAAATAAAGCTGGTTTAGCTGCATTTGAATTAGAGGGGTTACTAACAAATACAGGTGCAGTATTACAGGGTATTGATTTTACAGCTGAAGCGTCTGGTGATCTAGGAACAAAACTTGCTAGTCTTGCAGGTGATGTTGCTTCTTTTTCTAACGTACAGGGTGGTGCACAACCAGTATTAGAAGCATTTACAAAAGCATTATTAGGTGAAAATGAAAGTCTTAAAACTTATGGTATTGCCATATCTGCTGCTGAAGTAAATACAAAAGCATTTGAAATGACAGGTAAAAGTTCTGCTGCTGAACTTACAAAACAAGAACGTGCATTAGCTACTTATGAATTGTTGTTAAAGAAAACAACAGTACAGCAGGGCGATCTAAACAGAACGCAGGAAAGTTTTGCAAATAAATCTAGGAAAGCACAAGCACAAGTAAAAGAACTAAAAGTACAGCTTGGTCAAGAGTTATTACCTATTGCAGAACAGTTATTACCAGTTATTGTAGATGTAGTCCAAGAAGTCGGTCCGTCATTGATACAAGCTATAAAAGGTGTAGCACCATTTTTATCATCTATTGCAGAATTGTTTGGATTGTTAGCACCACCAATTATTGCAATAATAACATTACTGCTACAAGCATTAGCACCAGCATTTAAAAAGTTTACAGAAATAGTAAACAAGTTTGTTGCACCATTTTTAGAAAACTTACCAAAAAACTTTGAAAAAATGATAAATCGTATTATTGGTGGATTTAACAGATTTGCAGACAAACTAAACAGTTTTGCAGAAAAAGCACAAAGAATATTAGGTAAGATAGGTATAAAGATAGATATACCAAAACTACGCAAGTTTAGTGAAGTAGATTTTGGATTAGGTCAAAAAGAAATAGAACCGATTGTTTCACCAGATGAAATAGACGCACAACGTACAGCAACAGGTTTACTAGCAACAGCAGCTTCTAGTGCTGCACAATTTACACCTACACAACAAGCAGGAATTACAATAAACAATTTTGCACCGATTACAACAGATCAAGAAGCTAGTGATTTATTTGCTAGGGGTGCAAAAGAATTTAAGCGTCAAAACGGTGGTGCTGCAAGAATAGATATATTGTAATGGCACAACCAACAGTTCGTGTTCGTATAGGTTTTACACAAAACACATTTACATTGGACGACTTGGTTCGTGGTGTTTTAGATAGTGCAGAACTAGGTGGTGCAACACCACTAACAGATGTTACAAGTGATGTACAAAATGTAACAATAAGTCGTGGTAGATCAAGAGATTTAGATACATTTAAAACTGGTACGTGTTCAGTAAGATTATTAAATAATGAACGTAAATACGAAAACACAAATACATCAAGTCCATATTCACCGGGTATTGAACCACTTATAAATATACACATTGACGCAACAACAGACGGTGGCAGTACATACAAAGATTTATTTGTTGGTTTTGTTACAGATATAAATTTAACTTACCCAGACAAAAACAATTCATTTGCAGATTTTATTGGTGCAGACGCATTTATGAAGTTATCAAACACTAGCTTGATAAATGCTTCTTTTAGTAGTACAGATAGTGGCACATTAGTAGGTAATGTATTAGATAATGCAAACATTAAGTTTGGTGCAGATAGGAATATTGAAACAGGAATATCTACTATGCAATCAATAAGTGCATTAAGTGATAATACGTTATCTGTTTTACAAAATATTGAACGTAGCGAAAACGGATTGTTGTTTATGTCTAAGGACGGCAAGATAACTTTTAAATCACGTCATACAACATTTCCAAGTACACCAGCAGCAACTTTTAGTGATGACGGTTCTGATGTTCCTTATTTACGTGTTGATTTTATAAATGATGATAATGAAATATTTAATGTTGTAAGTTTACAAAGAACTGGTGGATCAACTCAAACTGTACAAGATGTAGCTTCACAAGGTAAATATCTAATTAGAACTTTGAATAGAACTGGTTTGTTAAATAATTCTGATAGTGAAGTTTTAAATGCAGCCAATTTTTTACTTGGAAAATTTAAAGACGCATTAATACGTTTTGATAATTTAACTGTTGATTTAACAGAAGCTACAACAAGCAATCAAAATACTGTACTAGACCGTGAAGTTGGTGATGTGGTCAAAGTAGAATTAACCCCACCGGGTAGTGGTAGTCCAGCACAAATAACGTCAAATGAGATTATAGACAGTATAAACTACAACATAACACCTAACTTATTTACTTGTGCATACAAGCTATCTAATGCAGACGTACAGGCATTTATGCGATTAGACAACGCTTTATTTGGTTTATTAGATACAGACAAGTTAGGTTATTAATGACACATAAACAAAACATAAACAATGAAAGGATAAACTAAAAGTATGGCAAACGGATTTAAAGTATTTTCTGTTGGTGAAGTTTTAACAGCAGCAGATGTAAATGATTATCTTATGGAACAAAGTATTGGTATTTTTGCCGATAGTACAGCAAGAGACGCACAGATAACATCACCCATAGAAGGACAATTTTGCTATTTAGCAGACAGTAACGTATTACAGTTTTATAACGGTAGCAGTTGGTCAGATTTTATTGGTGAGGGCGATATAAGTTCTGTTGTAGCAGGAACAAACCTTAGTGGTGGTGGTACTGCTGGTGCAGTAACACTTAATTTAGCTATTGATAGTGCAGTAGCTTTTGCAGATCAAACAGCAAGTGCAATCATACTAAAAGATTATGCAGAAACAGATGTAGCAGTAACTTCTGCAACAACATTAGCAATAGATTTGGCAAATGGTAATACAGGAACTGTAACACTTGGTCATAATGTTACAGATATTGATTTTACAAATGTACCTACAAATGGCATTTCAACATTTACATTACAAGTTACACAAGACGGAACTGGTAGTAGAACTATGGCAATAAACCAAGTAACAGTAAATGGTGGTTCACACGCTACTGCAAAAACACCGGGTGGATCTGGTTTGACTTTATCAACTGCTGCTTCAAGTATTGATTTATTAACATTTTTATTTGTGGACGCAGGTACACCACTTTTAAATTCATTATTAGATTTTAGTTAGGAGTTCAATATGCCATTAGGTGCAGCAAGATTTGGGCTAGGTGGAGTTGATTTAGGTAAATTAGAATTGATACAAACACAAACTGTTAGTAGTGCAAGTAGAGTTAATTTTGTAGATTTTACTTCTATAAAAGAAAGCACTTATAATGTACATTTTTTAACTGTTAATAATTATGCAAATGATACTGATAACTCAATATTATCTGTAAGATTTTATGAAAGTGGAACTATAGAAACTGCAAGTGTTTATCAAGCAGCATACCAAGAATATTATAATAATGGAACTTTTTCTGAATTTAAAAGTACAGGTATTGACCACATAAGAATTATTGAAAATACAGGTAATGCAACTAATGAAACAGGACATTGTTATGTTTATCTTTATAATTTAGGAGATAGTTCAAAATATAGTTTTACAACTGCACAAACAAGTGGAATATGGACTAATGGCTCTTATATTGGTGCTTTTGGTGGTGGTGTTTTACCACAAACAAGTACAGTTGATGGAATAAGAGTAGATACTTTTAATGTAAGTGGTGCCTTTTCAGGTACATTTTCTCTATATGGAATTAAGGAATAGCTAATGGCAGGAAATTTAGAATTTATAAAATCTGCTACAGGTAGTTCTGTTAGTTCATTATCAGTAACAGATTGTTTTAGTGATAAATATGATGTATATATGGTTTCAATTACTAAATTAGATAGAACAACTGCACAATATTTAAGATTAAAAGTTATAGATAGTGGTGGTGTAGATAGCACATCAAATTATGATTTAGCAGCTTTAGAAATGGAAAGCTCAACATCTTTTGCTGAAATAAAAAATACAAATCAAGACCAATTTACTTCTATTCAATATCAAGGTACAGGTGCAGATGATGGTGCAGGTGTATCTATGTATGTATTTAATCCATTTAATAGTAGTTCTTATACATTTTTTCAGTCTCAAAGTGTAGGGTATTATAGTAGTGGATTAATTGGGTATAAAATGATTGGTGTGCATACAGTTGCAGAACAAATATTAGGTTTAGAATTTTTTCCAACAAGTGGCACTTTTGATTTAACAATAAATGTATATGGAGTTAAATAATGGCAGGTAGCTTAATAAAAATAGCAGAAACAACTTCAACAGGTAGTCAAAGTTCTTTAATAGTTTCAGGAATAGATAGCACTTATGATGTTTATGTAGTTCAATATTATGTAAGACCAACAGATAATGATAAAGATTTATATGTAAGAGTTACAACAAGTGGTGTTGGGGATAGTGATAGTGAATATGATATGGCTTCAAAATTATTTAGAGCAGATACAACATTTGGAAATACTTCAGTAACTAATGGCACACAATGGTTTTTTAATTCAGCTACACCTAATGACAGTAATAAATTTTTAAATGCTACTTTATATTTATTTAATTTTAATAATTCATCTGAATATAGTTTTGTAACAGTTGAAAGTGCAGGTTGGAACGATAGCATTGAGGATTTAGTAGGTGAACAAGGTGGTGGAGTTCATACTGTTGCAGAAGCAAATGACGGAATAGAATTGCTCTGGGAAAGTAGTAGTAATTTTGCTAGTGGAAGTAAAATAATTCTGTATGCTTTAAAGAAGTAAGTATAAGAAAAATATGATAGGAGAGTTATGGCAACAAAAGATGAATTACAGGCGTTAGCAGACCAAGAAATTGAGGACGCTAAACCTTTATATAAGCAAGTTAATAATGAAAGACTTGAATTTACAGATGATGATTACGCACAAGCTAAAATTGATTTAGGTAATCAGAAATGGAACGACCAACAGTTTGGTTATATAGAAGCTAGACAAGTAGCGTATGGATCAATAGCAGACCAACTTGATATGCAATACTGGGACGCAGTAAATGATACTACTACTTGGAAAGACCATATCGCAAAGGTAAAATCAGACAATCCAAAACCTAGCTAATGTCTAATACAAATGGTTTAACGCAAAAAGAATTATTGCTTATGGTATTAGATAATCAAAAAGAATTAGATCGTAAAATAGATGAAATACATACACGAATAAATCAAAGACCAACACGTATGGAATTGACTGGGTGGCTTACAGTAACAGTTATGATATTAGGAGTAATCGCTAATAGTATAATGTCTTAGTGCTTACAAAATATATATCTAAATTCAATACAATATGTAGATTATTGCTAGTTGGTCTATTAGTCTATCCAACACCAGTCTTTGCAAATGAAACAACAGATTATGAACGTATAAGCGATACAGGGCAAAACACAACAGATATTACATTTGATTATGGTGGATCAAGCTGGAATAGATTAGATATTCATAGTGGACAATGTGGCTCAAATAATCAAGCAGTTCATTACAATATGCAAAACTTAGAAAACCAAACAATTACTATTACGTTTCCAGAAGATACAATTACATCAGCAGGTTTTTTATCTGGTTGTGTAAACGATCCATACCCGGTAACTTGGACATACTCGGACAATACAACAGAAACAGTAAACTATGCTGCACAATCAAATGAAGATGTTGCCACTATGTTTGAAATTGTTAGCAAAACAGTTACAGATAAATATATTACGTCAGTTGCTATTGAATATGACGATTATGTAATAATTGATGATATATACTGGACTTATGCTACTACACCTACTACAACGACATCTAGTACAACAACAACTACTACCACCACACCTACGACTACGACAACGACTACGACAACGACTACTACTACGACCACAACGACAACTACAACTACTACTACGACAGTACCACCGACAACCACAACAACGCTTGATCCGGAAACTGTTGAACGTAATAATAATCAAGCTGAAACAGGCATATATGAAACTAACGCAGAACGTAAAGTTAGAGAATATGAAGAAGAACAAGAACGTATAAGAGAAGAAGAACGTTTAGCTGAAGAAGCACGTATTGAAGCAGAACGTGAAGCTGAAGAAGAACGTATTGAAGCAGAACTAGAAGCACAACGATTATATGAAGAAGAACAAGAACGTTTACGCTTAGAAGAAGAAGAAAGACTACGTTTAGAAGAAGAAGCACGAATACAAGCAGAGATAGAAGCACAAATAGCTTATGAAGAAGAACTAGCAAGAATTGAAGCTGAAGAAGAAGCACGAATACAAGAAGAATTAAAACAATCAATATTAAAAGATGTTAATGTTGAAGAATTATCAGATGAAGAATTAGAAGAAGTACAAGTACTTATTGACGCAATACAAGAAATACAAGAACAAGATTTAGAACAATACGAAGTAGAAGAAGAAGTATTTGTTTTAGATATACCAGAAATAATAATTATAGAAACAGAACAGGAAGATTTAGATGAAGAAGAAATTACAGAAACTATTAAAGAAGTTTTTGATGAAGATGAAGTTATGGATACTATCCCAGACGAACAGGAAGAAGTGGGTGGAAGAAATAACGAAACCTACGAAGAAATAACAGAAGAAGAATTTGAAGAAATATTAGAAGATGTTTTACCAGAAGAAATCACAAAGGAAGAATATGAAGAAATAATTGAAAAAGAAGTAGAAGAATTAACAGATCAAGAAGTAGTAGTTGTAGTTGAAGTGGTTAGTGAAGTTATTGAAGAAATT